GCCACGTGTTGTGGTTTCCATACTTTGCCACCGTACAGGCAAGATACTTCGATCATTGCCTTTTTGTAGCCTTTGTACATTGAGATGTCATAGACCAGACCTGAGTATGGGTCTTGTACAGTCATCACGTCAGTTGCAGCGTCACCGCCAGAAGGCACAGCAACAGGGCGCACTACTAACTCGATTGCTGATTTATGGAATGCCAAGTTAGCCGTTGCAGCCGCGCCTACTGTCAAAGCTACCGCAGATGCCGCTAATGCCTTTTTAAGACCTGGCTCTGCTAACACTAGAACGCCGGGGGCAGTTACGCCAGTTGCAACAACATACTTGTTGGTATCACCAGCAAATGTCACAGTATCGCCAGCCAGAATAGTGCCTGTACCAGTGATTAATGTGATTGATGTTGCACCTACTGCATAGCCAGCAGTGTTTGATGTGTAGCTTGCACCTGTACCAGCAGTTGTGCTTACTGGTGCTGCTGATTCTTTCAACATTAAGCCTTGCAAGTCAAGCAATGTGCCTTGACGCAATAAACGATCTGAGCCGTTTTCGTTAGCTTTCTGCAATTGCGCCAAGTTACGCAATTTAGTACCAGCCAGTGTGTTGATTACCAAAGATGACATACCATCATCAGCAGGACTGCCGTTGTCTACCAGAATCTGACGCATTTCAGCAACTTCATTGAAGTTTGAACCGAATGGAGTTGTGCCAGCAGTACCGTAAGCACGTGAAGCACCTGCGCGACCTACACCCCAGATGTATGACTCAATGGTGTTGTTAATAGCGCGTAATGCTTGCTGAATCTGATCACCGTAGATGGTTTCAAAGCCAGAGCCATTATTAACGTGTTTGATGTCCTCACCTGTCCAAGGGATTTGAACAGATGCGAAGCTGTCAACAACCAGTGTTTTGTTGTCAACTGTCTGATCTGTACCCTCTGGGATTGTCATACTTGGTGCGTATGATGTGTTCACAGTTGGAGTACGTGTAAAGTGTGAGCGAATGTTGTCGCCTTTAGCAGCGCGTTCTGATGCGTCACCGTTGATTGTGATTGAAGGAATCACGCCTACAAGTTCACGACCTACTACGTCAGCAGCCTTGTAAATATCAGCCGCCAGGTTGGTTAAAGTATTAGCCATTTTTTATCCTTAAAATTAAATTATTTATCCATCAATGACTGTGCCGCCAGCTTTAGCGAATGCAGCCCTAGTGCCGTGGTCTGCCGCATCAAAAGCGGAACGTGTCATTGTCTTGCTGTTACTGTTGTTGTTGCCACCACCGTTAGCACCACCACCGCTGTTATTGTCAGCAGCGATGAACTTCTTAGCGGCATCTGTGGATTTCCACTCAGTCAGATACGTGTCCAAATCTTTATCACCAAACATAACCTTGCGGTTATCGCCATCAATAACCACTTTGGCTAATGATGCGTGTTTAGCTTTTAGCAAATCGATATAGTCTTGGTCATTTACGCCAGCCTTTAAGAATGCCTCAGTCAGCTTTGTGTCTACGGTTGATTTGTTTGTAATACCAACCTCAAACTCAAGCTTTTTAGTAGCATCTTCTGCTGTTTTCTTAGCTGTTTTCAGTTCACCTGTGGCTTTATTAAGTTCGCCTTTTAGTGCTTCGTTTTCAGCTTCGAGTTTTTCCAAATCCTCTGGTGCGATCTGCTTACCTTTTCTCAAGGTTTTAACCTCGCCTAACAACTCATCACGCTTTGCAATCAATGGCTGTACTGCGGCATCAACTGCTGCTTGAATAGCGGCTTTCACCTCTGGTGAATTTAGGTCTACGTTATCTGACATTTTTTTAACCCTCTGGATTGTTTCGGGCGCTGCCCATAAAAAAAGCCCCAAAGGTCACAGACCAATGAGGCTCGGTAAAACTTTAAATTTGTTTATTCCATCATCTTAATGATGCGATTCTTATTCGTTTTGCAATGTAAGCAGACTTTAGTGCGCTTGCCTGTGATATACACTATCTCGTAATCATCCATCTGAAAGCATATAGGGCATTGCGGTATGCCTTTGATATGCTCTGCGCGTCTTTTCGCTTTGATGCGCTCTTTAGGCGTATCTGGCTTATCTGTTCTGATTACTGTTAGCTTAGTAGTCATTTAACAATCTAATTGTCCGGATATCCACCAAAATAAGCTACTTCCAACGTTTTTAATAATTCATAAATTTTATCGCGAATTTCTGCATCTTTCCATTCATCTAACGCAGAATAAAGTGCATACAAATTATCGTAAGCATCGTTTTTAATTTTAT